TGAAAGATTATCGTATTGAGATCAAAGTTAGGAACAACCTTCTCCTTAGCAGGATTGAGGCCTGCGGGTATGATAGCGTGCTGGATTTCTCTCAGAAAACCGGCATCCCCTACGGAACTCTGGTGAGATATTGCTCGCTAAAGGGGGCTCCTATTGGCGTCGATGGTTTTTATAAAAGGTATGTTGCGCAGATCGTAGATGCTTTGCATTGCTCTGTTGAAGACATTTTCCCGGCTGCTCACTTGCGTATTCCAATGCGTAAGACAAGGGCGACGCTTCTGGCTGATGCCATTGATGTTCAGCAGATTTCTCATTCAATCCGCAGCTTGGCGGCTTCTCCTGAGAACGCTTTCCTCGCAAAGGAAATCAGCAGCGCCCTCAACAATGCTGTCGATGACCTCACGGAACGCGAGAGAGACATAATCATCAAGCGTTTCGGCCTTAATGGCGAGGCCGAGCATACGCTTGAGGATGTTGCCGCCTCATACAAATGCACCAGAGAGAATATCCGCAAGATTGAGAATGACGCCCTTCGGAAGCTCAGGCATCCGGCGCGCACGAAGAACCTTCGCGGCTACCTTGAGGAAATAGGTCAAATGGACCTCGCGCAAAATTCGATGAAGATCTAAACGAAATTTGAGACAGAGATGAAAATGACCGCTATGCAATCCTTCGACCCTGACTTTGCGGACCCTACTGAATGGGCTCGCATGTATCGTAAAGCTGGAATGCAGGTCGTTCCGGCCATGAGCCACAAGGAAAACCGGAACCAGTGGAAGCGCCCCGCCCTCCCGAAGTGGCGCGAGCTGGAAAACGAGATCATCCCCGACTTCACCTTCGAGCGTTGGTATGGCGAGGATGGGGAGCATGCCCGCCGCAACAACATGGGCCTGATCGCAGGCGCCTGCTCGAACGGGATCTTCGTCGTCGATCTGGATCTGCACAAGGATGTCCGTGCGCAGGCGTGGTGGGACGACATGTTTCACATGAAACAGGGCGCCGGTGAGCTGGACACGGTCGAGCAGGCCACCGGCGGCGGGGGCGTCCAGCTCTTCTTCCGCGCCCCTCTGGGCTGGGTTCCCCCTACATGCAAGACAAGCATCGGGGTGGACATCCGGGGGCAGGGTGGCTTCGCCATGATGCCGCCCAGCACCCACGAGAGCGGCAAGTCCTATCGCTGGAAGGAGGGCCACGAGCCGTGGGAAATGGAGATCGCCACAGCGCCACAATGGTTCTGTGACCAGATCACTCAGCTCGCCATCGAGCATGGCGGCTCGTCTGGTGGAAATCGTTTGACAGGCGAAAAAACTGCATCACCAAATAAAGCTGTGGATAACTTTGGAAATATTGTCGATGGCCGCGAGGACTACATGACCAAGTTGGTCTGGGCTGCGGTCGTGGATCTGAAGAGAGAATGCCCCGGAGATCTGGGGGCTTTGTCCGAGAAGCACATGCTCGAAAGCTTCGCCACCTATGAGCGCAAGGTGAAGAGCCGCATCCAGCCGACGCCCGGCGTCTCGAACGCAGATCTTCTGGAGCGCGAGGGTCGCGGCATCTCGATGTTCAAGCACAAGTGGCAGAACGCCATTGAGCAGTGGGACGGCAAGGTCGCAGAGCATGCGAAGGTGGAGCGCCCCAGCCGCCCTTTCGATCAGGCCGATGAGCCGCAGCCGGTCAAGTTCTACAAGGTCGATGAGGAGACGGGCGAGCTGTTCATTGATGTCGTTAAGCCAACGACCGTTGATCTATTTGAGTTCCTCGACGTGGAGGGCATCCTGTCCCTTCCCAAGCCCAAGTACCTGATCGACAAGCTGATGATCGAAACCGCGCTCGGCTTCGTCTACGGGCCTCCGGGATGCGGCAAGAGCTTCATCACCATCGGCATGGGCCTGTCGATCTGTTCGGAGCGCCCTGACTGGTTCGGGCGCAAGATCAACAAGACCGGCCCTGTCGTCTACATCTCGTCAGAGGGCGTGGGCGACATCGGCAACCGCATCCTCGCGTGGGAGAAGGAGGCTGGCGTCAAGGTGCGCGGCCTGCCCTTCTACCTGATCCAGCAAACGATCAACTTCATGGCGCAGGCGGACGTAGAGCGCCTCCTGCGTACCGTGGCCGCGATTGGCAAGGCCGCCGGGGAGATGCCGGTCACGGTCTTCGTGGACACGGTCAGCCGCGTCCTGCCGGGCGCCGACGAGAACCTCCAGAAGGACATGACCCTGTTCATTGGCGCCTGCGACGCCGTCCGCACGACCTTTGGCGCCACGGTCGTCGGCGTCCACCACACGAGCCGGGCGGGCAACCTACGCGGCTCGACCGTCTTCGACGGCGCCGGTGACTTTCTGCTCGGCATTGAGCGCGAGGAGGGCGAGAGCATTGGCGAGATCCACGCCCGCAAGATCAAGAGCGCCGAAGATGGCTGGCGCCTGCCCTTCGAATTGAAGAAGGTCGTCGTCAATGACATCACCGGCGAGGGCAGTCTTTACGCCGCGCAGGCGAACGAGAAGGCGGCGCCCAAGAGCGTCTGGCCTGAGAAGGCGGTCTGCCGCGACATGCTCAACGTGATCCGGGTGGCTTGGTTCTCGGGGCGCCCGCTCTCAAGCTATTCCCAGACCCGCAAGCAGGGGCGCTACGCCGCCTCGGTGCTGGGTCAGCAATTCGATCTGCCTGAAAAGCTGGTCGATATGATGGTGGAGACGTGGCTCTCCAACCAAGTTCTGTCCTATGAGGTCGTGGACAAGAACACGAAGATGCAAGGCCTTAAGGTAATCGGATCAATCGACTAGAGGGGAAAGTTCATGGAATTTGATAACGAGCGTCTCGCGCGCGAATGCGAGAAAGTAGTGAGCCGGGTCCGCATCATCCTAAAGGATAAGGGCGGCCCGGTCATTATGAACAGCCTCGCCTTCATCTTGGCCGAGGCGATGTTCAACACCAGCACCCAGCCCAATTGGGAAAGCAACCTGAAGCACGTCTTCAAGGCCGTCGAGGAGCATCTGAAGGATTTCGCCGCCGAAGCCTCCAAGGTGCCCGATGACGCCGCGTGAGGTAATCCCTGTGGAGATCAGCGAGGAGGTGGAGGCGGAAGTCTCCACTGCCCTCAACAAGATGGTGGCGGACGAGCGGCGCTTCTCCACCCCCGATCCGCGCATTGAGAAGCTGAAGGCCGCGCTGCGGTTTTATGCCTCTCATGGAGGCGAAATAGCCCGCAAGGCTTTGGAGGACGATGATGCCCTCCTTCTATAACGAGATCGACCCCTACGCTGCGGCGTGGCTGCGCAACCTGATCAAAGCAGGACTGATCCCCGATGGCGAAGTCGATACCCGGTCAATTGTCGATGTTCAACCTCTGGAACTCAGAGGATTTACCCAATGCCACTTCTTCGCCGGAATCGGTGGATGGGGGCTCGCCTTGCGTCTTGCAGGATGGTCCGACGACAGGCCGATCTGGACAGGATCGTGCCCATGCCAGCCGTTCTCGGTCGCAGGCAAAGGCGCCGGTACAGACGATCCACGGCACTTGTGGCCCCACTTCCATCGCCTCATCACCGCCAACAGGCCCCCTGTCGTCATGGGAGAACAGGTTGCGGGACAGGCTGGCTATGGTTGGTTCGACGGAGTTCGAACTGATCTGGAAGGAACTGGTTACGCCAGCCGGGCGGCAGATATTCCGGCTCTCGCGGTCAACGCCCCGCACATTCGCCAGCGGCTCTACTGGGTCGCATGCGATATGGCCTACGACAAGAACATCGCCGGGGTTCGCATCCGCGACAACGGAAGCGATACAACGGTTGTTAAAGGCGAGGGGCTACAACGGCAATCTGGAAGAAGCGATGGTTATGAGCGCCACATGGCCGACGCCGACGAAGGCGGACGGGGACGGTGGCCACGGGATGGGGACGGCGAGCGCGACGGGCAAGCGAGAGAACGGCACGAAGATCACGGTGTCGCTGCCGGGGGTGGTGAAGATCATCTCGACGTGGCCAACGCCAACGTCTCAGGACTGCGCCAGAGGCACGGGAACAATCCGCCCGCAGGACACAGGCATCCCGCTGCCCCAGAGGGTCGCTCAGGTCATTGGGACGACCACATCTGGCTCACCGGATCAGACGGCAAATCGAGGCGCGTTGAACCCTCAATTCCCCTGCTGGCTCATGGGGTATCCAACCGAGTGGGACGCCTGCGCGCCTACGGCAACGCCATCGTCCCGCCCCTCGCGGCGGAAGTCGTCAAAGCCCTGATGGAGACCTTGGATGTCTGATGATCTTGCGAAACAGTTGCGCGCCGCAAGGGAAAGTGGCGACCCGTGGGCTGCTTGGCATCTGGCTCTTCAAGCCGCCGAACGCATCGAGAAGCTGGATGCGGCGCTGCGGGAGATTGCGTCTATTTCCAAAATTATCTGCAAGTCGGAGGACATGAGCGATGCCCTGCTTCTGACGCTCAAGTCTCACCGAGATCTTGCGATCAAGGCCCTCGACGATGCCCCTTGAGCCCATCAGCTTCAAGTGCGGCACATGCACGAAGACCTCGGCGGGCGAGCTGGACTTCCGCTACAAGGCCGAGATCCGCAACCGCTGGCCGTGGCGCATCCACGTCGAGCATGAGTACACCAACGAATATGCTCCATGTGAGCATTGCGGGTCAGTCAATCACGTCTGGCCCGAACATTCCCTTGATTTGAGATGGGAGAAGATAGCATGAGCTTAACATCATCACGCAGAGGCTTCCTCACCGGCATGGCGTCCCTGTTTGCGGCGCCCGCCATCGTCAGCGCCCAGAACCTGATGCCCGTGAAGGTCATCCCGTTCGAGCCCTACATGCTCGTCAGGGGGATCTCGGTCGTCAATGGTGAGTGGGTTGAAACCAAGCTTATAGAGGCGGCAGGAGACCCTTTCGCCTTCCTGAGCGAGGACTTCTACCGCCGCCTTGGCCACGCCACCAACGGCATGTTCATGGAAGGCCTCCAGACGGCGGCCATCGAGAGCCGGGCAGACGAGAAGGCATTGCGGTTCTTCCAGCACCCTGAGCCGCAGGCCTTCCGCCTGCACCATGAGACGGAGCCCTTCGCCCATCAGATCATCGGTCAAGGGCGCGATAACCGCTGCTACATCATCCCGAAGGACTTCGTCTGATGCGCCTCAAACAGGTCTCCAAGCGCCGCTGGAAGGCTCGCCTGATGAAGGGGCTGTGGATACCCTGCATGGTCATTGAGAACTACTCCCTGACCGCCCCAGAAGGCTACAAATTGGTTTGGCATCCGGTGGAGAATTTTGCGAAGAAAGTCCCCTCTTGGATGCAGCACTACACCCCCGAATATCACCCCGACGACACAAAAAGGGCTTGGAACGGGGAATAGGCGTTGCGGAGGAAATGCGGAGGTTGAAAAGCCCAGAAAACCGGGAGAAAATGGACATCCTCCGCATAACCTCCGCACTTCCTCCGCAAACTGAAAAAAACTTGCGGAGGTTGTGCGTGGAGTTGGGGTGTAATGTATTACATTAACACCCCCCGCTTCGGCGGGGTGTGAGTTCCGCAAGGGTCAATGGAGGGTCTAGGGGTGCGCTTCGCGACCCCCTCTAAGAGACCGGACATTGGGGATGGGCGCGGAACCGCGCTGCGCTTTCGCTCCGCGCGGGTTCCGCAAGATAAGACGTGCGGGAGAATTGACACGCTGAACATGTTGAGTTAGCGTTTTAACCTTAGCAATGAAGATGGAGGTCAGAATGGATTATGAGCTAGTGAAGGTGGGCGGCGCGACGCTGAAGGTCCACGCGCATGAGGTGACGATCAGGCAGGCGGGTGACTGGCGGCTGGTCGAGTGTACGGCCTACTCGAAGGATGGCTGGAAGAGCCTCAAGCTGTACCTCGACCGACCGGCGAAGAAGAACGTGTGGCGCCTCGGCGTGAAGGGCGAATACATGGCCGGGACGAGCGACAGTGTCCTGCTTGTCGAGTTCTATCCCGAGATGCGCGAGTGGGTCGTGGCGCAGGCCAATGGCAGGGAGGTATGTCTCCCGGCAGATGATGGGGCGGCGCCGAGGGCGATATATATCCCCCCGAAGGTCAGGGAATTTGTTGTTGAGAGCATCTTGGAGCGCAAGTTGTCCGGGATGCTCCCGCTCTCGCACAAGTCTCAGACAAAGAAGCTGGGGCGTTACATCGTCGATATGATCGCCGAGGAGTTCAAGGTGTCAGCCCCCAAGGCGAAGTCATACGTCACGGCCCTGATTGATTGCGGCGTCATTGAGTTTGCCATGATCGACACGCACAAGCGCATTAGCGGCCTGCGCCTCGTGAAGAAGGAGGCCTCCAATGGCTAAGGCGCCCAAGAAGCATGACTTCAAGCCGTGGCCTCCCGGCACCCGCACCCACTTCGGCGTCCCCACGACTGACCGGGACTTCCCGGACTGGCACGAGACCCCCGGAACCTACATCTCTGGCCGGGAGCATCTCGACGACCTCGACATGGTCGCGGTGGCGATGGAGGAGAAGTGGGGCCGCGACCGCCTGCGCCTCCTTGTAGATCGTGAGCTGCGTGAAAAGTTTGACAGGCAACGCTACAAGACCAATCAGGCGATCTGGAAGGGTGACCTTCAGGACGTGAAGATTGAGGCCGACCGGATGCTGAAAGCGTGGAGGGCTCTGGACCGGGCTGCGGAGGCCGCTGGAGCCCATCTATTGGCGCCCGAGGTATGGGAGACCGTCACGCCTGACGGGACGGTCGTGGCTGTCGTCAGAAACGATCTGGACGCACGTCTGGTCGTGGCGCAGGGCAGGCACGTCGAAGTCTACACGATGTCAGAGGTAGGTAGGCTGTTGGCTAACTATCCGACGCTGGCGGCGGTGAAGGCGTCCTTCCCCGGCGCTCAGGTGGAGCGGGTGTCTGGGCCTCCCAGAGACCCGCTGGACGCCATCCCCGACAGCAAGGCCCACATAGACGACCCCCTCCCATTTTAGGAGAATAATCATGATCAAGAATAAATACGACATCCTCGACCCCGACAGCGGCGCCCTTCAGGTCTTGGAGACGTGCCTCGCCGACAAGGTCTGGAACCTTCTCGCCCGTGAGGGTGGCTTCAGCGTAAGGTGGCTCACCCTCTACTTCTCCGAGCCGGAGGAGGATGTGTGGGACGCCGTCGATCAGCTCATTGAGGAGGAGCGGGCATACTTCACGCCCGCCGGGCGCAAGATCAATCCGGTCTGGCCCGACATCAAGCAGGCCCACTAAAGAAAAGGGCCGGAGGGGACGCAAAACCTGTCCCTCCGGCCCCCTATGACTGGCGACCCCCTCTAGGCGTCAGTCAATTTCTTATCCATTTTCGCCACGAGACTGGCGAGAGCATCGCGCACTTTCTTGATCTTGTCGGCGCCTTTCTCTTCTTCAAGGACATTTTCCATGAACTCGTCCACGCATCTCTCAAGGTCAAAGGAATATTGGACGCAGTTGTATTGCAAGAATTCCTCCGCATAGACGTGGATCTTGAGCGGGTCCGTTTTCTCTTCATAGATTGCGAAGGAGCCAAAGGCCCTGTCAAAATTGAGGCCACCAACCTTTTCGTGGACCTTGTCCTCAATCTTATCAAGCGCCTTTTTAATGGCCTCTTCCACGGCGGTGGCGATCAGTTCCTGCACATGTCCGACGTTCATTTTCATTCTCCTCAGTTAATTCGCAATGCGAGGACGATCTTGTCCTCGACCCACTCCATTGGGAGCAGGCCCTCAAGGATGCCCTCCAGCAAAATCCATGCGGACAGGGGGATGGGAGCCCCGGCCATCCAGAGCTGGACAGTGCGGCGCGTTACGCCGGTGACGGTGGCAACGTCTGCGGACGTGAAGTCGAGCTTGGTCATTGTTTCTTTGAGCCTGTCGGGGGTCAATGGTGCATCTCCAGTAGCGCGGCCCTTGCGGAGGCCTGTGAGTGGGCGTGGCGCAAGTCGCCGTGTACTGACAGCGCCCGCCAGATTGGCTTGCCCTTGGCCTTCATGGAGCCCTTGGCGATGTATCCGATCAGGCGGTCGAAGTAGTAGACGGAAAAGGTGCCGTCCCTGTTGAGCGAGGTGTGGACGGGGTGGGCCATATCAATCTCCATCGGAAGGGACTGGGGAGAGCCTGAGCCCTCCCCGAGGGATATTAATCGCGGGCCATGTGGGGGATGTCGAGCGAGGCGAGGTGGGCCTCGTCGAGGGTCTGGGTGGTCCAGACGCGGTCCATGCGGATCACGTCATAGTTTTCGCTAGTCACCAGCTTGGTGTCTTCCGCGAAGCGGCGGGCTTCGTAAAGGGTCTCGAAGGTCTTGAGGCTCTTGAGGACGGAGCGGTCTTTGGGGACGACGTAATACATATCAATTCTCCTTCAGGGGTAGGTGGGTAGGAGCCGATGCTCCTACCCGGAGGAATTAGGCCGCCTTCTTGACCTTCTTGGCCTTGACGCGGACGACAGCGTAGGCGGCGCCTTCGGTCTTGCAGGCGTCGATCTGTGCCTGCGTCAGGAACTGAAGCAGGAGCTTCTCGCTGATTGAGGAGCGGGACTGGACGGCAACGTCGAGATCGGCGGTCTCGCCTTCGAGGAAGCCGTAGCCACCCACGATGGCGACGACATCGGCCTTGGCGGCCTTGAGAACGGTCTCGGCGGCGTCAGACTGCGCCTTGGCGGCGAGGTAGACTTCGACGGCGGCGACGGTGTTGGAAGCGGTCATATCAATCTCCATCAAGTTGCGGTCTCTATCTCGACCGTGGTTTGAATTTACGCGAACTATTTTCGCCTGTCAACAGGGTGCGAAGCATTTTCGCACCCTGTGGATAACTTAGATTTTCACATACTCGCTGGGGTCCAGCGCGAAGGGGGCGTCCATTGAGCCGACCAGATGACCTTGAATGTAGACGGCCTCGATATACTCGGCCTCGTCAGGCGTCTGCATCGCGACGATCTCCATGAGGTCGCGGGCCGCAACCTCCGAGTAGGGGTCGGCGCCAAGGACGTGATCGACGATGGCCTCGCACATCTGGTCATACAGATCTACGCCGGTGGCGGAGAAGTGGAGGGAGGGGGTGTTTTCGCCGAGGGTGTAAAAACGGAAGTCCATGTCAATCTCCATCAGGGTTAGGGTGGGAGGGGGCCGAAGCCCCCGTTTTCAGGCGTAGGCGCGGTGGCGTTTGATTTCCCACTTCTCGAAGACCGGCGAGCCGTCCTCGTTCTCGTCGATGATGACGTAGGCGACGGTCTTGAGGACCAGAGCGGCGCGGTCGCCATCGACCGTGAAGATGCGATGGGGATAGCCGGGCCAGATGCCGCCACGGTCCTCCTCGGGGCGATTGCTGAACTCGAAGTGGGCGCCGAACACGGTGTCGAACTGGCCAAGCAGACGGGGCTGGGTCATGTCGGGGGTGTTGTAGTAGGGGGCGATGCACATGGCGGGCTCCAGAGGCTGCGGTCATCAGCGACCGTGATTGAACCTTAGCACGAAGAAATTTCGCCTGTAAAGGGGGTGCGAAGCATTTTCGCACCCTGTGGATAACTTTTTTTACAGGATGATCTTCTGTTGAAACGCCATTGCGAACTGGATGGCTGCGCCACGATTGATCGCCCTGCCGACCTTCAGGGGGCCGGTGAAGATCAGGCCGAGCAGACGCCCGCGCTCATAGTTCCACTGGCCATTAGCGTCGTGCTCATAGGCGTCATAACGGATCGGCTTGCCAGCCTGCGCCTCTTTGAAGCCGGTCGAAAAAGCGGCGGTCTGCATGATGCCGAGGAGGCCGGTGTCTTTGGTCTTCATCTGCTTGAGCATATCAATCTCCATCAGGTCAGGGGAAATAGAGGGGGGTATTTCCCCCCTCTCAGATCAGAAGTTGTAGTCGTAAAAGCGGTGGGGCTTGCCGCACATGTCGTAACGGTTGCCCCACTTATCGACCCAGCCGCGCTTGCCGAGGCGGATGCGCACGACCCGGTTCTCGGGGTTCGAAGTGATGGTCCACTGCTGGGCGCCCTGATCGGCGCAGTGGCCAAGGAAGCCGCCGGGGGCGAAGCCCAGCTTGTTCTCGGGGTTCGAGCGCACAGCGTCCATCTCGCGGATGTCGGCGGTCTTGCCGCTGACGTGGCGCACGACCTCGAAGGGGGTGACATCAGAGTAGCTGATCATGTTGGCGAAAGCGTTGGTCATGTTCGTCTCCATCTGCAAATCAATTAGGTCATCAGCGACCGTGATTAAACTTATAAGCGAAGAAATTTCGCCTGTCTATAGCGTTTTACCCCTGTGGATAACTTTTTTCAAAAATAATTTCGGTGGGCTTCGGAATGCCCAGAAATCCCGCGCATTGACCGGACCAGCGAATTGCGAGACACTACGCGCCTTGTTGATATCAGGAGGGGTAAGCATGACCGTGAACAATCAGATCGCCACCATCGTCCAGCGCATCGAGAAGATGGAAGACGAGAAAACAGCGATTTCTCTCGACATCTCAGAGATTTACAAGGAAGCGAAGGGCAACGGCTTCGACGTGAAGATCCTCAAGAAGGTCATCGCGGAGCGCAAGAAGCCCCAGCACGAGCGCGCTCAGGCGCAGGAGATCTTCGATCTCTACATGAGCGCGGTCGAGAACTTCGATAAGACCCCTCTCGGCGCCTATGCCGCGACTGCGGAGGCCGAGTTTTGAGGGTCATCCAAATCTCATTCTCAACGCTCAACTTCCCGTCGCCGTTCTTGATCCCGCATCCAGATCCAAGCGACGAAGCCAGTCAGTTCCGTTATAGCCAGCTCATCAAGGGGCTGGTCTATGACGAAATGGTTGCGCTTGAGAGCGACCCGCAAGATCCTGACGAACCTGACCTTTTTGGTGAATACTGATGGTCAAGAAACCAGTCCCTGCTAACAAGCCACCGAGTGCGTCTGCGCGCCCGGTGGGTCGCCCCTCAACGTACTCGGATGAGATCGCCGACATCATCTGCGACCGGATGATCAATGGTGAAAACTTTTCGCAGATCTGTTCCGATCCGCTGATGCCGTCGAGGGCTGCGTTGTATCGGTGGAGGGCGTCTCGCCCCGATTTCGATGCACGGTGCGCGCGCGCACGCGAGGCGCTGGCGGACTTCCTGCTCGACAAGCTGGAGGCGATGGCGGACGCGACGACGGAGCTGAACGTCAACTCGCAGCGCCTCAAGATCAGCGTTGCGCAGTGGCGGGCGGAGAAGATGGCGCCGCGCACCCTCGGGCCGCGCGTCAACACCGAGATCACCGGCGGCGCCACGGTGCACGTCCAGCACACGACCATCGACGTGCGCCAGCTCGACGCCGCCGCGCGCGATGCGTTCAAGCAGGCCTTGCTGGCCGCCAAGACCATCGAGCATGACCCGAACGAGGGGCAGGGATGATGCTGCGCCTCGACCCACCCCTGCCCGTCCAGACACCCCGTGGCCCCGGCCTCGCCCACGTCCTGATCGACTACGGCGCCGAGCATGATCTGGTCTGGGTCGTGTTCCAAGACGACGGCGAGTGCTGGTCGTGGCGCAACCAAGACATCCGCGCTCAGGCCAACGTCACGATGGGGAGAAAGCTATGACCGACCAGCCCATGATCGTCCGCTGCGGCTTCCATCATACATTTGGCTGGCTCCGGCGCCGGGAGAAGGACAGCCGAGACGGCTATTGCTATGAGGCGCCCGATGGCGACCTGATCTACAGCGCCATGTTCACGCACGAGAAGGCCATGCTATTGTACGAGCTGGTGGACCCCGAAACGGGGGATCACTACCTCGTGGATCAAGTTGGATCGGATTACTGATGGGCCGCTTCATTGAGTTCGATGGCCAGAAGATCGACGTGGATCGCCAGCTCTGGGAGATCGCCAAGGCGGAGGCGGAAGAGGATCTTGTCGAGTTCATCAAACAGGCGTGGCACACCATTGAGCCTGCGGCTCCCTACGTTCATGGTTGGCATGTGGATCTGATCGCTGCCCATCTCATGGCGATAACCGATGGCGTCGAGCTGGAGGATGGGACGTTATACAATCGGTTGCTCATAAATATCCCGCCCGGAACGGCTAAGTCCCTGATTACTAACGTCTTTTGGCCCTCGTGGGAGTGGGGGCCGCGCAACATGCCGCATCTGCGCTACGTCTGCGCCGCCCACAAGATTGAGAACCTCTCGGCGCGTGACAGCCGCCGCATGCGCCAGCTCATCACCTCCGACTGGTATCAGGAGAGATGGGGCGACCGGGTCAAGCTGGCGCGCGATCAGAACGAGAAGCTGAACTTTGTGAACAGCGCGAGCGGCTTCAGGATCGCGACCGCCATCACAAGCTTAACAGGCATAAGAGGGGACCGTGTTATCATAGATGACCCTCATAGCGTGGACAGCGCCGCGTCTGAGGCCATGCGCGAGACCGAGGTCAACACCTTCCTTGAGGCCATCCCGACCCGCCTGACCAGTCCCATCGAGAGCGCCATAGTGGTCATCATGCAGAGGCTCCATGAGGGTGACGTAAGCGGCGCAATACTCGACAAGCAGCTCGGCTACGACCATGTGATGCTGCCCATGCGCTTCGACCCCGTCCGGGCTCGGCCCACCCTGCTCGGCATCGAAGACCCTCGGCAGGAGGCGGGCGAGCTGCTCTTCCCCGCCCGCTTCCCCATTGAGGTCGTGGACCGCGATGAGCGGTCGATGGGGCCGTATGCGACCGCCGGGCAGCACCAGCAGGAACCGGCGCCCCGAGGCGGCGAGGTCATCAAGGCCGCATGGTGGGAACCGTGGATGGAGGACGGCTACCCGCCCTTCGACTACGTCATCGCCAGCTTGGACACAGCATATACGACCAAGCAGGAGAATGACTTCTCGGCCCTCACGGTGTTTGGCGTCTTCTCCAGCGATTACTCGACCATGCGGGCGGAGAACTTCGTCAACGCCCGTGGGCGCTTCAAGGTCAATTCGGACGAGGCCGCCCGCTTCGACGAGGGCATCCGCATCCGCGATCTGCTCGAATACAACCCCGAGAGCGTCCCGCGCGTGATGCTGATGGGCGCGTGGCAGGAGAAGCTTGAACTCTCGGCGCTGGTCGAGAAGGTGGCCGCCTCCTGCCGAAAGATGAAGGTGGACAAGCTCTTGGTCGAGGGCAAGGCGTCGGGCCTGAGCGTGGCGCAGGAGATCCGGCGCCTGCACGGGGGCGAGGATTGGGCCGTCCAGATCATCAACCCCGGATCGCTCGACAAGCTGGCGAGGGTCTACTCGATCCAGCACCTGTTCTCCGAGGGCATGATCTTCGCCCCCGACCGGCACTGGGCAGACATGGTCATCCGCCAGTGCGAGATCTTCCCCAAGGGGAAAAACGACGATCTGGTGGACACCGTCAGTCAGGCGCTGCGCCACCTGCGCGAGACCGGCTTGCTCGTCCGGGCGCCGGAGCGTATGGCTGAGATCGACGCCGGGCGCCGCCACGTCGGCAAGGCGCCAGCGCCATTGTATCCGATCTGAGGGGGTCAGCATGACAGAGCCAAATGAAATCAAGAGCTATTCCAAATGGGCAGACGAGTCCGATTATTACAATGGGTTCAACCGTGTAGATGTAAAGCCAACATGGCGCGACCGGCTGGTGAAGTGGATCTGGCCTGACGGCCTGCGCCTTGCCCTTGAGAACCAGCGTGAGAAGGAACACCTGCGCCTCAAGCTGCTTGAAGCCTTGCGGGCCTGCGAGGACGCCGGGCGCATCGGCCTCCAGCTCTATGACGAGAACGAGTTGCTGCGCGAAAAGATCGGCAAGACGCCCGAACAGCACATTGCCCGCATGGCGGCTTTTGACGAGCTGCGTCGGGAAAAGGCTAAAGTTGAAGATAAGCTCAAGCGCGCCTATGAAGACCACCAGCGCCTCCACGATCAGGTAAACGAGTGGATCGCCAAATTTGGAGAGCCGAAGTGATCCCCTGCAACGCCATCGTGGACGTGATCCGCGAGCCCAACCTGATCGGCATGGGCGCCTTCCGGGTCGAGGTCTGGGGGCGCGAGCCCCACGATTATGTCCGCGTCTATACGATCAATGCGGCTTCTGATACACTTGCGGCCCAAGAAGGCCTCCGCCGCTTCAGCGAGGAGATCTCCCTGTTGTTGTCCAAAGAGGGCTGACCATGCCGCTTCCCGGCCTCGCGCCTCAGAACATTCGCCTCCCCGGCTTGCCCGAGGCGGCGATCCCGACGCCCGAAGTCGTGATCGTGCAGGATGACGGGCCTGAGCCCGAGATGAACGACAACGATCCGGTGCTGCGCATCGAGCATGATGACGGCTCGGTGTCGATCAGCATCGACGGCAACAGCCTGACCGACCGCCCCGGCAGGGCCAAGGGTGGCTGGTTCGACAACCTCGTCGAGGACATCGACCAAGGGGCGCTGGGCCAGATCGCCGACGATCTCCTGCGCGGGATCTCCGACGACATTGAGAGCCGCCGGGAGTGGATCGAGGGCCGGGCGACTGGCATCAAGCTGCTCGGCCTGAAGCTGGAGATCCCCGGCCTCGGCGGGTCCGCTGACGGCGCCCCCGTCGAAGGGATGAGCCGGGTGCGCCACCCGCTCCTGCTTGAGGCCGTCCTGCGCTTTCAGGCCAACGCCCGTTCGGAGCTGCTCCCGACCGATGGCCCAGTGAAGATCCGCGACGACAACACGAACGCCACCTTGGACGAAGACCAGCTTGCCGATGCGCTTGAGCTGGACCTAAACCATTACCTGACGGTGACGGCGTCCGAGTATTACCCCGACACCGACCGCATGCTGCTCATGCTCGGCTTCGGCGGCACCAGCTTCAAGAAGGTCTACTTCTGCCCCCTGCGCGGGCGCCCGGTGTCCGAGAGCGTCGATGCTGATGACCTGATCGTCAACAACTCGGCGACCGATCTGCGCAACGCCAAGCGGATCACGCACCGCTCGATGATGCGCTCATCGACGGTCAAGCGTCTCCAGATCCTCGGGGTCTATCGCGACATCGACCTCCCGATGGCCAAGGAGCAGGATCTCGACGCCGCCCAGCGTGAGGAACGCTCGGTGCAGGGCATCTCCTCAAGCACCTTCCGCCCCGAGGACCGCGACCGCGAGATCTACGAGTGCTATTGCGAGCTGGACATCTCCGGCTTCGAGCATAAGTACAAGGGCAAGGTGACGGGCCTTGAGATCCCCTATCGCGTCACCATCGACGTGTCGTCACGCGAAATACTTTCCATCGTCCGCAACTTTGACGAAGACGACAGCGAGCTGCCCGAGGCACGAACAAACTTCGTCAAGTACACTTTCGTCCCCGGCCTCGGCTTCTACGACATCGGCCTGCTCCACATTCTCGGCAACACGACGAACGCCATCACGGCGGCTTGGCGCGAGATGCTCGACGCTGGCATGTATGCCAACTTCCCGGGGTTCCTGTACTCGGACGCTGGCGGGCGCCAGAACACCAACATCTTCCGCGTCCCGCCCGGTGGCGGCGCCCTGATCAAGACCGGCGGCGCTCCGCTGCGTGACGCCATCATGCCGCTCCCCTACAAGGAGCCCGGCGCCGCCCTGATGAACCTTGTCAGCAACATGGCCGAGACGGGCATGCGGATCGGCGGCACGTCTGAGCAGCAAGTCGGCGAGGGCCGGGCAGACGCCCCGGTCGGCACGACGCTGGCCATGATCGACCAAGCCACCAAGGTGCTGAACGCCGTCCATAAGCGGATGCATGCGGCGCAGGCTCAAGAGTTTCAGCTCCTCGTGCGCTGCTTCCAAGAGAACCCCGAGAGCTTCTGGCAGCGCAACCGCAAGCCCGCTCGCCAGTGGGATGAGGCGACCTTCCTGCGGGCCTTGGATGACTGCGATCTGGTCCCGCAGGCCGATCCGAACACCGCCAGCCACGCCCAGCGCGTGATGAAGATCATGGGCCTCAAGCAGCTCCAGCAAGGTAACCCCTCGCTCTATGATCCCATCGCCATCGACACCGCCGCCTTGCAGGCGATGGGCTGGTCGAACCCGCAACAATTCATGGTGCCCCCGGACTCCCTGTCCGCCAAGCCCCCGCCAGAGGTCGAGTACGCCAAGGCGATGGTGCAGATCAAGAAGCAGGAGGCTGACGCCAAGACCGCGATGGTTCAGGTCAAGGCGCAGGAGGTGGCCGCCAAGCTGCAAGGCGAAGATGGTGCGCCTGCCGATCCCAATGCCCCTCCGACTATAGAAACGCAGATCAAGATGGCGGAGCTTCAGCTAAAGCAGCAAGAGCTTCAGGAGAAGCAGACTGACAGCATGATGGATGCTCTGAACCGCAAGCGCGACCGCGAGAGCCGCGAGCGTCTGGCGGCTGTGAGGTTGGCCGAGGATCTGGCCGCCAACCCGGCTGGCATCCCGATTGTGCAGAGCATCATCCCGCAAGATATGCTTGAGCGCCTTGAGCAGAACGAGCAGCCCCTGACTTCGGAGCAGTAAGATGACCGAGGACGAGATCAACGCGGTCCTGTCGAGGCTCCAGTTTAGCGAGCCGGAGGCCGAGGCGCCGCGCTCTCGCCTGTCCGAGGTCAGCCTGTCGCGCCCCAGCATCGACGAGAGCTTCCCCGTCACCTTCAGCCCATCGCGCGGCAACATCGCCCCGATGGCGTCCAGCATGATGAGCATGATGCCCAGCGCCACCGGCAGGGTGAACGTCCCCGCATTCGGTGGCGAGCTGTCAGCGCAGGGTGGCTATCTGCCGATCCGTGGCGCCCCGCCCATGACCCATCACGGCTTCTCGTTTGAGAAGAGGTTCGCCGGTGGCGGCGAGGTTGACGCCGCGCTCCACACTGTCCGCCAGCACTTCGACGAAGGCGGCTTCCTCGACAGCCTGCGCAATTATTTCTCCAGCGATGGCGACTACCAGTCCGCTGGCGGCAAGCTGATCAAGGACAACGGCGAGGTGAACTGGGGCGACCCCGAGAGCGCCGCTGACTTCTTCCGCGCTGACAAGGCCCGCATGGCGCTCGACCAGCGCCCGGCGGTCGGTGAGCCCGGTGGCGACGTGACGGGGTCTACCCCGCAGCCCCTGCGCCGCCCCGCTCCAGAGGCCGCGCCTCGCCAGCCAATTGCTGCGCCCGCTCCTGTACCGGCTATCGTGCCGCCTCCTACAGTTCGCCCTATAGCAACCTTGCCAATTGGTGATGTTGAGCCCCATGACTTTCCGCCGATCACAACGCCTAGCTTGGCGTTTGGTCAGCCGATCTATGGGGAAAAAACTCAGCGCCTTGGTGGTGATGAGGGTCAGAACAGAGCGCCCGCAGTGCAAATGGACTACACGCTGGGGAACGCGGGAGGGCTTTGGCCGTCATCTGGAAAAGACATTCAAACTTACGCGGGAAAAGTTCCAGAAAATTTTAATGAAGACTTTGGTAATACAATGTCCATTAATGACGTGCGCCAATCCATGATGCTCCGGCCTGCGTCAACGCCGCAGGCCGCCGTCAATCGCGCCGTCTCACTGGCGCAGAATGTCGTGGCGCCGCAGGACGAGACGCCCACCTTCGAGCAAGCCCTCGCCAATGTCGAGAAGCTGCACAACGCCAAGATCTTCAGCGGACCTGATCTGGACAAGGCTGGCGAGATGCTGGCGGCTCACTTGCGCGCCAGAGACGCTGGCGTCCCGGTCGGCGAGGCCCTGCGCCTGATCCGCGCCGAGGGGCCGCCTATGGTCAATCAGGGCATGCCTCAGACGCCCGAGACAGCCGGGACAAGGCGGGACATTGTCCCGCTGTCCTACGCCGCCACGCCCGCACCGGCGCCCGCCGTTGACGCGATTGATCAGGCAACGGGCAAGCTGACCGCCCGCATGCCCGAGGAGCCCCACGGCACGGCGCTGACCAAGCAACAGGCCGACTACATCGTCCGCACCATCGCGGCGGAGACCAGCGGCAAGTCGCCTGAAGAGACGCGGGCCATCGCCAGCGTCATCCTCAACCGGATCAACTCAGGCAAGTATGGCGCAAGCCCCGAGGCTGTCCTGTTCGCCAAACGCCAGTTTGAGCCTTGGATGAGCAGGGCGAGCGCCAACTATCCCATGAAGATCTCGCCCACCAGCCAGCGGTATTCCGACGCTCGGGACGCGCTTGAGGCTGCGATGGCTGGCGAGGACATTACTGGTGGGGCCACGCACTTCTGGGGTCCAAAGGCTCAGTTTGCACTTGGCCGCGAGGCTCCGTCATGGGGCCGCACGGGCGGCGTGGACATCGGCGAGACGCGGTTCCATAAGCTTGAGCGCGCCGATGGCGGCGAAATACACGGAGAAGGCACTATGAGCCACGACGACATCGTTTCCCGCGCCCTGCATGCTGCGCGCCGCCACTTCAACGGGCTTGACGGCAGCTATGTCGATCCGATGGGCAATGTGGCCTATGGTGATAATAATGGCCCAGTTTATCCCGGTGATACCCTTGAGGCACCGCAAGGTTATATTACTCCTGCTACCGCAGTTGAGTGGAAGTCGGGTGATGCAGGCCCGTATGCCGTTGACGCTGGAGGCAACACACTCCCGCTAATCAGGCAGCCGGGCGTTTTGCCTCTGTATCGCGATCCCACAATTGATAGCGTTCGCATGGCTATGCCCGGCATGCTTGATGTCGTAGGCAATGTGACTGGCGCCCCCGCTGGAATTTCAGCCGCTAGACTTGCTCGCGCAGCAATGGCAGGGGAGCGCCCGGTGGAGGGCGTTGTATCTGCTATGGGCGCGAAGCCTCCTATTAAAAAGTCCGCAGATCTTCCAAGCATTCGGGATCTTCCGGTTGATGAGGCAATTAAAATTGCCCGTAAAGAACAACATCTCATCCCCACCGAGGCTGGCAATCCTAACAGCGGTTTTGTCGGCGGCCCACGCGACATCGAAAACAAACGCCAGCTCAATAAACTGCGTAAAAATTTTGACACCTATATTGGGGCTGATCCTCGTGGAGGTGATTGGTATGACCGCTATCGCGCTGCGGTCAATGAAGTTACCGGCGGTGATCCCGTTTCAAACACATGGATGACTTCGCAAGAGGGTCAATGGTCGGCTGGCGTTAGCCCGCAAAGCGAATTAGCATTTGCTCTTAAAGAGAACAATGCGGCTATCGCTGGCATGCCTGTGAAGGCCGCTCGCCCCGCTCAATTCGAGGCGCACAACCGCGCAATCGAAATGAAAGACCCTAGCGAAATGCAGCTTGGGAAAAAGACAGGCGAATATGCTCGCCTCATCAATCCTGACCAACTTACGCCGCCCGGCGCTACTGGCGTAAATGACTTTCGCCATGCTCGCAATTTTAATTATACCGAGGCTGGCGGTGATGCACAGCGCGCCGCTTTGACTGGAACTCAACATTCTTTCTTGGATTATGAAACTGCTTTGGCCGTTGACCGCGCCAGAAAATCAAATCTTGGGGGCCGTTCAGATTGGACTGGTGAGCAACTCCAAGCAGCTCCGTGGGTTCGTCAGAAGGCGCTCGACATTCTTGAGCAGCGTCCTGCTATATTTGAGCGCCATCTGGCGGAACAACTTGCCCTTGCTAAAGCTGCGGGTCTTGAAGGAGATGCCGCAATGGCGTCAGCGACAAGTCAGGCAAAGAAATTAGCATATGAAGAAGCTTTCCAAGATGCTAACAGCACGATTGCCGATTTCTATGACAAGCATACCGCTTTTGCCACTCACGAAGCGCAGCCCGGATCTGTAACGCAGCATCTGCCCGGATCGGTAAATGCTTCGCAAGAACAGCGCAATGCTTTCGCCGCTGACCCGCGCAGCTCATGGGCTTTTGCTCCCGGTGAGCGGGACGCAATTTATTCAGGCCTTGGTATCCCGGACACGGGCGTTTACATGCGTGTCCGTCCGACAAAACCAATGCAAGGCATGTATGAGACCCCTGCCGGTGTCCTTGAAACTAATCCGGGAGAGGTGGCTCGCCCCTTGGTAGCGTTTAACTCTGGCAAGGCAAAAAGTGTTTCCGAAGCTGATCGCGCTCTGTTAAACGCTGGCGAAGCCACGCGCGCTTATATTGATGCGCAGAATGCTGGCGCTTGGCACAAGCCTTGGGCTGGTGGCGCCGACAATCTTTCCACCAGCTATTTTTTGCCTATGGACCGCCCGGCAACGGTGGACGAGCTAATCAAACTTCGCAAATCGTTGTCGCCATATGGGCTTGGCGATGTCCTCGACACCGGGCAAGGGATCACGGCTACATCTTTCTATCCGGGCGCTCCGCAGCTATCGCGCAAAACGCGGGCTGAAGTCGAGCGGGCCATCGAGCTTGCGCGCCCTGAAGGCGCCACCGGCGCGCAACGGGTCAAGATCGAACCCGGCATCGACACTGGTTATCTTTCCTATGAGAAGGAGTTTGCAAATCGTGGGTCTGGTGATGCCACGCGCGAGCTTCTCAAGCAAGTCAATCAAACGCCTGAGATCCGTAGAGCATTTGATCAGAACCCCTACATCCCTCAAAAAGCCCTCGCCAATATTTCCCGCGACAAGGACTGGATAGCCAAGTGGGGCGTCACCAATGACGACATCCAAAGATCTCGCGAGATCATTGGGAAAGGTCCGGGATGGGTTGGCCGTCTTGAGCAGGCGCTTAAGGACGGGGTAATTCTACCGGCGATTGGTGCTGCCCTTCTGGCGCCGCTGGCTGGGCAACAGGACAACGGAGGCTAGAGCGGAGCGTCTTCTGGGGGCCGCCCCCAATCCGGCGGTAGAAGTCGGCTTCTTCCTGCTTGGTGAGCTTGCCTCCCCAGATCTTGAAGCCACTGGGGAACGTGCGAACAACGGCCATCTTGGATCTCCATAGGGGGGCGTTTAATGAATACCGTTTCAGTGTATACTCGCTAACGCCACTGTGGCAACCGGGACGCCGGAACTCCGAGGAGAAAAAGCATGTATGAGATGGCGAAAAAGGCCCGCGAGGCCATGAGGGGCAAGGCCAAGCGCCTTGCTGGTGAGAAAGACAGCAAGACCGACAGCTCAAACTGGACGCCCGCCGAACCCCTGAACGCGGACGTGAAGACGGGCATGCGCCCGGTCTCCAAGCAGGGCTACAAGAAGGGCGGCAAGGTCGAGGGCGAGAAGGCCATGACCCACGCCGGTCGCAAGGCCCGCAAGTCCGGTGGCCGCGCCATCACTGCCGACAGCCTCATCAATCGCAACCAGAAGGAGGCGAACGAGGAGCGCGAGGGCAAGAAGCACATCGGCGGCATGAAGAAGGGTGGCCGCACGGGCAAGGCCCTTGGTGGCATGCCTGCCGACGCTCTGAAGGGCTCAATGAACCCCGCCGCCGTCTTGCAGGCCGTCCGCAACGCCACGATGGGCATGAAGAAGGGCG